TTCTTTCATATCTCCACAAAGCAATTAAAGCACTTAATCAACTCCGCATGATTGAAGATAGTCTTGTTATTTACAGATTATCTCGTGCTCCAGAGCGTAGAATTTTCTACATTGATGTAGGTAACCTTCCAAAAATTAAAGCCGAACAATATCTACGAGATGTAATGACTCGTTATCGTAATAAGTTAGTTTACGATGCAAATACGGGAGAAATTCGTGACGATAAACGAATGATGGCAATGCTTGAGGATTTCTGGCTCCCTCGTCGTGAAGGTGGTAGAGGAACTGAGATCTCTACTCTTCCTGGTGGTCAGAACCTTGGCGAACTCGCTGACATTGAGTATTTCCAGAAAAAACTTTTCAGGGCTCTTGGAGTTCCGGAGTCACGTTTAGCTGGAAGTGGTGGTTTCAACTTGGGACGTTCTTCTGAAATTTTAAGAGATGAAATTAAATTCACAAAATTTGTTGGAAGGATGAGGAAGAGGTTTTCATATCTCTTCGCAGATATGTTAAAAACTCAACTCATTCTTAAAAATATTGTTACTCCAGAAGATTGGAAAATTCTTTCTGATCACATTCAATTTGATTTTGTTTATGATAATCATTTTGCAGAACTTAAAGAAGCTGAACTTATTCAAAATAGGTTAAATGTTCTTGTTGCAGCTGAACCTTACGTTGGTAAGTATTTCTCGGTTGAGTATGTAAGAAGACACATTCTCAAACAAACCGATTCGGATATTGTAGAAATCGATGAACAAATAGGGGCAGAACAAGAGGCTGGGATTATTCCACCTCCAGTTGACCCAAATACTGGATTACCAGCAGGACAAGAACCCCCCGTCAATCAAAGTGTAATGGGTGAAGTTCCAATGAATCCAGAAGCTTCAACTGGAGTTGCTGAGTTACCTCCGACTGAAGAAGCTCCAAAAACGACGATGCCAAAGGGTGGCAGAATCTAATAAATAACTTTTAAGTAAACACTGAATTTAAACCAATGGATGATCTTATTGATATGATGGCGAGAAACGAATCGCCTGCTGACATTAGTGATAAAATTAAAGAGATTTTGATGCAAAAATCTGCAGAAAATATTGAAATTATTCGACCAGTAGTTGCTGCTTCATTGTTTGGTGGAGAAGAAACTGAACCTGAAGTAGAAGAAGAAACCTATGAAGAAGACGCAGAATAATAAATAACTATTATAGGACTTTATTATAACGATGCAAAGAACAAAAATAATTGCAACAGAAGTTGCAATGCCCACAACTGCTGGTACTGCTTCAAGTATTAGTGAAGCAACTTGTGTAAGATTATACAATGGAGCTGGGGGTGCGGCTACAGTAAGTATTTCAACTGCTGTAGGTGCTGCAACTACTAGTACATTTACAATGCCCGATGGCACTGTTGAATTTCTCCAGAAAGCATCAACGGATGTAATTTTTGCATCTTCTGCATCTGTGAAAGCGGCTAAAGTAGGACTTACCAACTAAGAAAAATGAAACTAATTACCGAAGAAGTAACGAACGTAAAAATTATCAGCGAAGGAAAAGGCGCTGATAAAAAACTTTATATTGAAGGTGTATTCCTTCAAGGTGAGATTAAAAATAGAAACGGTAGAATGTATCCCATCACTACTCTATCTCGTGAAGTAAATCGTTATAATGAAAACTTTGTTGCAAAAGGTCGTGCTCTTGGCGAACTTGGTCATCCAGATGGACCAACTGTAAACCTTGATCGTGTTTCACATAAAATTACTTCTTTAACTCAAGAAGGTAATAATTTTATCGGTAAGGCACAAATCCTCAATACTCCAATGGGTAAAATTGCATCTTCACTTCTTGATGAGGGTGTAATGCTTGGTGTTTCTTCTCGTGGTGTTGGATCACTCCAAACAACCAGTGAAGGACATAAAGTTGTGGGTGAAGATTTTATGCTTGCTACTGCAGCTGATATCGTAGCTGATCCTTCAGCTCCTGATGCATTTGTTTCGGGAATCATGGAAGGTAAAGAGTGGGTTTGGGAAGGAGGAATCCTTCGTGAACAACTTGCTTCCAGAACACAGAAGAGAATCAACACACTTGTTGATCAAAGAAAGCTAGATGAACAGAAGTTAAATCTGTTCAATGAGTTTTTATCAAATCTTTAATTTATAAATAAATACAGATTATACTAAGGTAATCGGAGAGTACAAATGTCCCGTGGTAAGAATTTACAAGAAATGGAATCTGTTGCTACCCCCGGTCAGGGCGGTGGTGCAGGAAGCGGCACTTCACAATCCAAAACCGCTGTAAATGCTAATGCATCTGCACCGGCTTCCCCAGAAAAAAGTGCAACTCCAGTTGCAACTCCAGGTCAAACTGGTGCATGGGAAGATCTAGGAGGCCCAACTCCAGAAAATAGTCGTCCAGACGACAATTCCAATGCGTACAAAACCCCAGGTGCAACCCTTAAGCAAGTTAAGGATGTTGTAAATGCTAAAGCTTCTGCAGCTGATGCTCCTGCTACTTCTGCAACTCCAGTTGCAACACCTGGACAAGGTGGTGGAATGAAGGAAGAAGTAGAAGAAGATGAAGAGCTAGTAGAAGTTGAAGATGAAGAGGGTGGTGAAGAGGCCGAAGAAGAGGATGCGGAAGAAGTTGTAGAAGAAGATGTAGATTCCATCATCGATGAGGACGTAAATGCTCTTCTATCTGGTGAAGAAGAACTCTCCGAAGAATTTAGAGAGAAGGCAAAGCTAGTATTTGAAGCCGCCCTTCACGCCAAAACAAAAGAAATTCAATCAGTAATGGAAGAGCACTATGCTGCTGCTCTTGCTGAAGAGATTGAAGAAATTAAACTAGAACTAACCGAGCGTGTTGATTCATACCTAGAGTATGTTTCATCCGAATGGTTAGAAGAGAATGCTCTCGCAGTTGAGAGTGGTCTCAAGACTGAGATCACCGAGTCCTTCATCAATGGTATGAAGGGACTTTTTGAAACACATTATGTATCAATGCCTGAAGAAAAATATGATGTTCTAGAGAGCATGGTAGAAAAACTTGATGAAATGGAGACAAAACTCAACGAGCAAATTCAAAAGAATATTGCTCTAAACACGAAACTTGCTGAATCTTCTGCTGACAGAATTTTCAATCAGGTTTCCGAGGGTCTCGCGCTTTCCCAAAAGGATAAGCTTGCAAGCCTCGTAGAAAGTGTTGAGTTTGAGAGTGAAGCTGACTATTACCAGAAACTGGTAACTCTTAGGGAGTCGTACTTCCCGAGAAACGCTGGTATTCCAGCAAACGAGACGGAAAATCTATCAGAAGAAGCGAACTTCCAGGAAGTGAATCATTCACCTTCTATGGACGCTTATCTACGTGCGCTTTCCAACGTTGCTAAAAAGTGATTTTTAGATAATACTCAAACCGCAGTTCAACAACACTTTTAACAGAGGTATTAAAAACAAATGGACGGAATTAATTCACAAATGTTAATGGAGAAGTGGGCTCCAGTTCTAGACTTCGACGGTCTAGGCAACATCAAAGATTCCCACAGACGTGCAGTAACTGCACAACTTCTAGAGAACCAAGAAAGAGAACTCCGTGAATCTGCTGAGTTCCTTGGCGAAGCTTCCCCAACCAACTCTGCCGGTACTGGTGGTTTTAGTGGTGGTGCTACCGCTGGTGGTCCTGTTGCCGGTTTCGACCCAGTTCTAATCAGCCTCATTCGTCGTGCAATGCCTAACCTCATTGCTTATGACATCTGTGGCGTTCAACCAATGAGTGGTCCTACTGGACTTATCTTCGCAATGCGTTCCCGCTACGATGGTCAGTCTGGTACTGAAACCTTCTTCGATGAAGTCGATACTACCTTCTCTGGTCAGAACAACAGCCGCAACCTTGCTAACGGATTCTCTGATGGTCTCGTTGGTTTCGGTACAACCAACCAGGATGGAACTAATCCTAACGTTCTCAACCCAGTTGGAACCGCAACAACCAACCCATCACCATATAACGTTGGTCAAGGTATGACCACTGGTGATTCGGAAGCTCTTGGAGATGCTGCTGCTAATGCCTTCAATCAGATGGCATTCAGCATCGAGAAAGTTACCGTAACCGCTAAGTCACGTGCCCTCAAGGCTGAGTACTCACTAGAGCTCGCTCAAGACCTCAAGGCTATCCACGGTCTAAACGCAGAAGCAGAACTTGCTAACATTCTCTCCACTGAGATCCTCGCTGAAATCAACAGAGAAGTTATCAGAACCATCTATAAGGTTGCTGAGCAAGGTGCTGCTGTTAACACTGCTACCGCTGGTGTATTTGACCTCGACGTTGACTCCAATGGTCGTTGGTCAGTTGAGAAGTTCAAGGGTCTACTCTTCCAGATCGAGAGAGATGCAAACGCTATCGCTCAAAGAACTCGTAGAGGAAAGGGCAACACCATCATCTGCTCCGCAGACGTTGCTTCCGCTCTAACCATGGCTGGTGTACTTGATTACACTCCTGCACTCAACGCTAACCTCAATGTTGATGACACTGGTAACACCTTCGCTGGTGTTCTCCAAGGTAAGTATCGTGTATACATTGACCCATATG